CTATATCCATTACTACAACAACGAGCGGATAAGCCTGAAATTAAAAGGCCTGAGTCCGGTAGAGTACCGAACCCAGGCTCTGAGAGCCGCTTAATATGAACCATCCAACTTTATGGGGTCAGTCCAGTGATACCAACGGGCCCCGCGTGGTTCGGCTTCTGCCATCATTTGGCGGAATGCTTTCATAAAAGGCTCAAACTCCACGATCGCCCGTCGAGACAGCAGACCATCAGGCGTCATGAATTCGTGTGTATCGGTGGGGATACGGTATGCGTTAACAAGGTTTCGGCACTTGGCATCGGTCATGCCGCTTTTTGCGACTATCTGACGATAACCGACATACCCGGCCCGCATATTTCCTCGCTTAATGTTTTCGACAGCTTCCGCGACGGTTTCAACCTGTTCTTCAACCTGGTAGAGGCGTCGCTCCTGCTCAACATTCAGCAGGGCCATTTCAGCGATCAGCTCTGCCTGCGATTTTGGCCGGGAGCGTTCTTCTTCCAGCTCTTTCCAGCGATCTACCAGTCTGGCGGTAAACTCGGGGCTGAGTTGCGCGACCACAATGATGCTGTCACGCTTCCCTTCTTCACTTTCAAAAACGTAAATTGTTGTGGGGCGCCCGGCAGTAGGCTTTTCCTCAATTTGAGGAGAAGTAATAACGCCACGCATAATCAGGGTCTCAATCGTGCGTTTCACGTTGTCGTGGCGTTTTTCTACCAGCTCGGCGATCTCAAGGCTGGTCATGGATGGTTTGTTAGTGATCAAGTTATTCATCATCATTCCCCTCAATGCATAATCGGTGCTTCGGGCACACCTTCGATCTGGATGTGTTCGATAAAGCTGTCATGGAGGAGGTTAAGCCCCTCCCGGCCAAGTGCTGATAACCTGAACCCAAATTCTTCGTCAGCAATAACCATGTCCTGATACATCCGCAGCGCCAGCTGCTGGCCAACCTCTGGCCCATATTTCTCGATTGCCCCCAGCTCAATATGGTTGGCGAGTGCAAAGCGTTCAGGTCCCGGATAGACGCTAATGGCGCCATGCTTGCTGGAATAGATAACAGCAGTATCAACACCGCCAGTATCATTCGGAACGTCGACAGTTCCGTTTTTCTCCAGCTCCTCAGTGATGAACACGGCAGCCAGTAACCAGCGCCAGAGGATCAACTCTTTTTCGATATTGAGCGTGATCCAGTTGCTTTCTACCGCTTCCATGATGCAGGCCAGAATTTCCATTCCATCGGCAAGGTGTTTGTCATAGCGACCGTTATCCAGCAGGCGAATAGCAGCGGAGTAGCCAATCACCCGGTTTCCAGACCGGATCCCTGTTGAGGTTGGTTCCGGGTTAAGCATGTTCTGAAGCATTGCGCACCTCTGCTGGTTTACAGGCCTGTAGTTCTTCGCGCTCTTTCACGTAGCGGTCGTGCATGGCATCCCACTTTTTGCACCAGTTTTGCATTTCTCTTTTGCGGGCGAGGATGCGACGCAGCCGGCGAACGGTGCGCTGGTGGGCGTTAAAATACTCAGTGGTCACGGCGCCACGTTGCCAGCTACTCAGTTCTGGATTCAGTGGATGAATTACCTGCACGTCCGGATAACGCTGCTTGAAACCAGAACGCCCAAAAGCTCGGGAGGTCATGAAGAACGCCAGGTAACGAATTGCGGTATCCCGGCTGAAGCACCGCTTCATGCGTCCGTGGCGGATCGCGGCGAACAGATCACCAACTGGCGTTGGGTGCTTTTGCAACGCCAGGTCAATGGCGCTGACAGTTCTGTTGTCAATCATTTGTCTTTCTCCCGGTTATAGGTTTCATGACTCATAACTTCCCAGTTCCGGCCATCGTCTTTCGATAACAGGCGCCAGCGTGGGTTAACCTTCAGGCTGAGGTAGCCGGTGCGGTGCATTCGCCGCGGGAATATCCGCCGGCGCCGATACCGCAGCAGGACCTGCAGCGCCTGCAGGTGTACCCGCTCAGGAATGCGTATTGCTGTCAGTGCCACAGTGATCCTCCGTCTCGGGTGCGATTACCTGATATCCAGCTTCCTGAGCCAGATCGAGAAACGCCTCGAGTGAGCAAAACATGTCTTTTTCTCGCAGTGGGTACTGCCTGACGAACTCGCCATCTTTCAGCTCGATCACCACTCGCCCGGTAAAACCCGGCTCACAACTTAATTGCACCATTGGTGGGGGAGCGGGAATAAGTACGCCACGATATTCAATCATTCTCATTATTTAGCCCTCGGCTTTTAATGACTGTTCGGCCAGCGTGGCAATGAGTGCATTCATAAAGTCCACACCATCGGGCGTTAATTTATTAACGCCCATGCAATTCGAATAATGTTCAGAAATTAAATTTTCTGCCTGCTCGCGTTTGTGGGTGTCATAAATCATCGCTTCGAAAAGTTTGATTAATGATTTTGTTAAAATATCTTCATCAAGCTCTACAGGTAATTTCGTGCCGTCTTCCAGTTTGACTATCTGGAAATAACTCCCAGTTCTTCGCATCATTGAATCAAGCTTGGCGCGAACGAGGTGACGGCGGCGGGTCTCAATCAGGTTTGTTTTCACGTCGCTTTGCCTCTTCGCTAATCCAGGTAAAAATGTCAGACGATATATTCATTGCAAGGCCGATTAATGCTTCGGTTTGGCATGAATTCATTTTGCTAAAGCAAATATGCATTAAATCCAGCAACTCATTCAGGTTATTGGCTTGAGTTAATACCTCTTCAATGCAGGTATCTTTTGCCGGGTCCCACATAATTACCTCCCATACGCTTTGCGCAGATAAAGGCCTGCTATGATTTCGTGTCCATTAGCTGCATAAAGCAGGGCGGTTTTATATGCGTTACGGTCGACGATGAAACTCATAATAGACCTCTCGATGAATTCAGGGTGTAAGATTCCCCACCGGTTAAGGTGTTAATTAAACTCGCTTTTATTAATTCAGTTTCGCTTCGATGCTTTTCAGCTCACTGCTAACCTTAATCGCATAGTCAAAAATTGCAGATGCCATATACATTGCGGGTTTACCATTATCACCATCTGTGAAGTAAACCTCGTTATAAATATGCGCCAGCTCTTCGAGTTTTCTGGCTGTAACGGTCGCGTGAAATATCTCATCAGAAATATCGCTCTCACCATGTTCCCTTTGGGGGGGGCAGGAGAGTCGCTTAACGATTTGATATATTCGTTAGTGGTATCCAGCGTCTTTTTCATTGAGCGAATTAAGCAAGCCATTGCACAATCAGTTTCGTGATCTTCATTACTGTGCTTATAAATCAGCTCCAGAAGAACTGTGTTCTCGGCGATATCCGCCGCGACAATTTCTAACATCTGAATCGGACTGTTCATTTGTCTACCCTTTTATTTCTTCGATGGCGGCAGAGACATACATATCAACAAACTCAATTATGTTTATGCTGAGCTCTCTTTGCGTAGCGGTACCATCGAGCACGCGAGCCACACCGATAAGCAGATGGATGTTATTGAGGGCATCCGTAGCGTTAAGAGGTAAGTCTTCAAAGTCATTCATTTCTCAGCCCTCTCTTGTTGATAAATGACCTCGCTCATATAAACGTAAGCATCCCCCGCGAGTCTTTTAATAAGAGAGGCGATTGAAGAAAGTTCAGAATCCGCTAGTTGATGCGGGTGATCTTCCAGCAGTGAGCAAATTAATTCTGCCTGGAATGTTTTTTCCGCAGCTTCTTTAAACTGGTTGAATTCAGCAACTGACATTTTCATCTCATTGACTCCGTTGTTTGTCGATGAAGTAATTATGTACATCATGTTCATTTTTGGCAAGAACAAAATGTTCATTATTCGATTTGTAAAATGAACATTATGTATATGATTTTGATTTTGAAGGGAATTAATTAAAAAAAATCCCGGATTGTCCGGGATTATATTAGTGGCTGGGGTTTAGCTTGCTTTCCAAATCATCATCTTCTATGTGTCTGGATTGCTTGAGTATTCCAGCGACATATTCAAGCTTCTCGACTTCGTGGTAAGGCATTGTTATTGGCCTATGATCTTGATTGATGCTTGTAAACTGGTACTCACCATCACGGTCATAGCCTAATACCTTGATCATGTTGTGTCCGCTCTTAGTTCTAACGAACACCTCATCACCAGGGCAAACGTTTTTGTTTGGCTCGACTAACACAAATTCTCCTGATTGAATGCGTGGCCACATGCTGTCACCCCTAACTCTCAAGCCAAATGCATCAGGGTCATCGCTGTAAATTTTTAGCCAGCCGTCATTTTCTTCCACCATCTCAATGCTGCCGTCAGCGCCTAACATTGCTTCACCTATAACCCTGACAAGTCCATTTTTTATTTGACCTATGTACTCAATTGTATCTGAACCATGCCTGGTTGAAGTTTCAGCAATATCGCCATGTTGAAGCCAGAGCGGGTCTACCTTAAGGAATTTGGCTAGCAAGAAAATTTTATCTTGGCGCGGCATAGTCTCAGCATTAAACCACTTGCTGACAGCCTTAGGCGTTAACGACAGAGCCGAAGCGATGACTACACCACGCCCATGTGTATCGATCCCCGCTTTTTTACAGGCCAGTGCCAGCCTCTCGGAGAACTCTTTTCGCACTTTTTCATTTTGAACCATGTGTACACCCTATATCAACTTGCATGAACTTTCTATTCCATTTAATATGTACATTATGTTCATTTTGTCGTCGGGGTAAATATGTTTTCTCAAATACTGAGAGATGTTGGTTTAAGAAAGGTTTCCGAGGTTACAGGGAGGACTTTGCGCCAGGTATACAAGTGGGAGGTTCTGAACACACTTCCACGCAGCGATTTTACAGGCGAAACGTTCCTCGCGCGGGCAATTGCAGAGGCGTCTGGTGGGCTCTATTCAGAGCAAGAGGTGTTGGCAGCTGCGATCGAGGGGCGCCGCCAGCCCGCTACGAGGGCATGACATGTCACCCGAAGACTTCATTCGCAAGCACATCACGGCGGCGTTGATGGCCGAAGGCTTCTCTGAGAGTGCCGCAGGGGGGGGGCTGAGCACGGCGTCGATTATTACCGGAGAAGCTCACAGGCAAGCAGGAAAGGTGCGATTTTCGATGATTGTCTTTTTCGCGCAAGGCAATGGTCTATCGCCCAGACCACCTGCGCAGAGCGAAAAGCAACCAAGAAAAAGCCGGGTCGGGCAAAGGGGGCCCAACCCGGCCTGTTCTGACTGCTGCTATGCAAAACGATTCAAATCTACCTGGAGGGGTAAATTCATGAAAAACCTTAGCAGACAATCTGATTACAAATCAAGCGCTGGTGAGCTGAATGTTTCCAGAAACGGGCGGCATTAAGGCGCTGGACAGGCTGTATCACGATCCACGGGGTGTTGTCGTGCACGTCACCGGGTGGGATCACGAAAAGCAGCAGGTGTATTTCACCAGACCGGGTTATCCGCATGAATGTATGCAGCCAGTCTGGAAGTTTCAACAGTACTTCACGAGGGTTTTGGTATGAGCATGGATCTGATGGTTCAGGCTATGAAAATTAAGGTCGGAAACCCTTTGCGCAAATTGGTTCTTCTTAAGCTGGCGGATAACGCCAGTGATCTCGGGGAGTGCTGGCCTAGTTACCAGCACATCGCTGACCAGTGTGAAATTAGCAAGCGTTCGGTGATGAATCACATCGATGCGCTTTGTGAATGTGGCCTGATAAAAAAAGAGCTACGGACAGGACCAAAGGGGAATTCCAGCAACGTTTATCAGCTCAATTTACGTAGTGCAGGAGATTCACCGGGGGGTAGTGCAAATCGTTCACTACCTGGTGCAGGAGATTCACTACCTGGTGCAGGAGATTCACTACCTGGTGCAGGAGATTCACCAGGGGGTAGTGCAGGAGCTGCACCCAGAATCAGTCACTCTTTTGAACCAGTCAATGAACCAGTCAATGAACCTATAAAACATACTGGCGCTTCGGCTATCGCCTCTGCACCGGCTCGTTCTGCAAAACAGGATTATTCCCCTGAGTTTGAGACAGCCTGGCAGGCATACCCAAAACGCGCTGGTGGTAATTCAAAGGCTGCCGCCTTCAAAGCCTGGAATGCCCGCCTGAAAGACGGGGTTAAACCTGAGGCCATGCTGGCGGGTGTTAAACGCTACGCAGCCTATGCTCGGGCAACCGGCAGTGCTGGCACCCAGTACGTGAAGCAGGCCGCGTCGTTCTTTGGGCCAGATCGCCATTTCGAAGAATCCTGGCAGGCGCCATCCGCTCCCAGCGGTGGGCACAACAGCACTATTGCCCGCCTGTCTGGACTGGGGCGTATGTCCGACGATTTTGGCGAATCTGGTGAGAACCTGAATTTTTGAGTGAGGTGGATATGTTGAATTTGAATCAGCTCAAAGAGCGTGAAGACCTGAGAGCGCAACAGGAAAAACTCGGCGATGAACTGACTTTCGCCGAAGAGCACAAACTTCCATGGGGCTTCGAGGGCTGGAACTCGAGTCACACCTGCACGATATCCTGTCCTGAGCATGGAGACTACGAACAGTTCACGCTGGTGGGCAAAGATTTTCGTGGAGCGGAGGCTTTCAAACATTCCCGCTGTCCGGCCTGCATCCGGGCGGAGCAGACCAGTGTCAAATCCAGCCTGCGTAAACTTCACGTGGCCAGCCTGCTGAACGACGCGGGTATTACTCGCCGCTTTGGTGACTGCGAGTTTGAAAATTATCTGGAACTCAACCCTGAAGCCTCCCGCAACCTCGCAGCCTGCAGGCGCTACGCCAACAACTGGCCTGGCGTTCTGGACGCCGGGAAAAGTCTGGTGCTGACAGGCAGCTGCGGCACGGGAAAAAATCATCTGGCGGTCTCTCTGGCGAAAAACATCATCCGCAACCATCTCGCCACCGTGGAACTGACCGATGTGATGCGTCTGACTCGTGCCGTGAAAAGCACCTGGCGCCACAATGCTGACACAACCGAAGAGAGCGTACTGGATCACTACGCTTCGCTGGATCTGCTGATTATCGATGAGGTAGGCGTGCAGTTCGGAAGCCCGGCAGAGATGACCATCCTGCACGAAGTGATTAACGCCCGCTATGAAAGCGTTCTGCCAACCATCCTGATCAGCAATCTGCCACCTGAGCAGCTGAAAGAGTTTATCAGCGACCGTATTTTTGATCGTGTGACTGACGGTGGGCGCAACTACCTGGTATTCAACTGGGCAAGTTTTCGTGGGAATAACGGGGGGCATGCATGACACCAGTCTGGCGTAACGACGAACTTGAAGAGGCGGTCATCGGCGCATTGTTTTTACGCGGAGATGATCCTGAGGTGCTGGATGTTCTCTCCCGACTGCCTGCAAGCACCTTCTCAGTTCGTCAGTATCGGGAAATTTACACTGGCATCTGCCGACAGGCCCGCGGCGGCGGAGTAATTGATCCGTTACTGCTTTGCGAGTCGTTGCCGGCACTCCAGACCACAATTCTGGCAGCCACCCGTGTCAGTTGGGCGAAATCCGCGTTGTTATCTTACGTTGATGTGCTGCGGCGCAATGCTGGTGTACGTGATGCCGAAGCAGCACTGGAGAAAGTGCTGGAGCAAATCAGGAGTGCCAGAAACGGAGAATCAGCCCTGGCCGCCCTTGAAGCTGCGAAGCTGACTGTATCGGCGATCGACATTTCAGCAGATACCGTCCAGCCCGTTCACATCTCCGAACTGCTCACCGCAGTGGCGGACGAAGTTGAATCGCGGAGCCAGGGGAAAGAAGAGACCAGGTGCCTGCTCACTGGCATTGAGGAGCTTGATGCTATGACCGGCGGCATTGAATCGACAGATCTGGTGTTTATTGCCGCGCGGCCATCGATGGGTAAAACCGAACTGGCACTGGATATCATCGACAAGGTTTCCGCTCAGGGCCATGGCGTGCTGTTTTTCAGTATGGAGATGTCGGACACGCAGATCACCAAGCGCATGGTTTCCGCTGCAGGCGGGATGTCGATGTCTCGCCTGAAAGCCGTGGATAAATTCGAGGACGAGGACTGGGCGCGGTTCTTTAACGGCATGGAACGCATGGCAACCCGCAATATCTGGATCACTGATGCCACGGGGCTGACTATCGACCAGATACAGCAAACCGCCACGAGCTACCAGATAGCGCATCCGGAAATCGCGCTGGTGGTCATCGACTATCTGGCGCTTATCAAAATTCAGAGTGCTGCGCGGTACGATCTGGCCGTTGGCGAAGTATCCAAGGGGCTTAAAAACCTGGCTAAATCAAATAAAACCCCTGTCCTTGCGCTGAGCCAGCTATCGCGCGGTGTCGAATCCAGACCCAATAAGCGGCCAATGAACTCCGATATGAAAAACTCGGGGGAAATTGAGGCTGATGCTGACTTGATCCTGATGTTGTACCGAGATGAGGTTTATAACCCTGAATCGCCAGCAAAGGGAATTGCCGAAATTAACGTGACAAAACAGCGGAATGGGGAGCTGGGGACTATCTACCGTCGGTTCTACAACGGTCATTTCCTGCCAATTGATCAGGAGGAAGCTCGCCAGCGCTCGACGCCGCAACCAAAGGCACACCAACGCCGTTACACGAAAGGGATCCGGGCTGGCCATGAAGATTTTTAACATTACACCAATGGGTAAGCCGAGGATGACCCGGGCAGACAAATGGAAACAGCGGGAAGTGGTCATGCGCTACCGGGCATTCTGCGATGAGGTCCGTCTGATGAACGTTGCTATGCCGGAGCAGGGCGGACACATAACCTTCGTGGTTCCCATGCCAAAGAGCTGGAGCCAGAAGAAGCGAGTAACGATGAACGGACAGGCACACCAGCAGAAACCAGACGCCGATAACATGATCAAAGCGCTGATGGATGCTCTGTTTACTGATGACGCATATATCTGGGACTTTCGTGTAACAAAAGTATGGGGTGAATCAGGACAAATTTTAATTTCTGATATCGGAGAGGTGTCCACATGAAACCTGAAGAACCACTCAAAAATGCAATGCCTGATATCATGCACTTCAGCGACGACATAAGTAAAACGGGAGCACAGAACAATGCGTAGTAATAACAACGAACATAATAAATATTTTTCTGTGGATGCAGGCATCTCATCAGAGACAATTACGAAGGCTGAGCGCCTTGTTATGGAGCGCTTCAGTCATATTTATGCAAACTGGGCCGATGAAAAAAACTTAAGTCGTGAGGCGGAAGAACTTCGCGTAAGAGAAATTAAAGGTTTTAAAAACATCCTCCTCTCTCCCTGGACATTAAGCGATGTAACCATTGAATGGGATTACTGGGAATCCGTACTTCGTCACAGGTATAAAACACAAAATGGCGATGGCTACGTCCAGATTATCTGGGATCGGCGCGGGTGGCTCACTGACCTTTTGTGCGCCATGAAACCAGTTACCCGGGCTGAAGCATTAACAGTCTGCAAGTGGTTACTGGCATGTGACTATTTTGAGGAACGGGATTCGCTGTTTGATCGCATTATTTTGAACCTGGTCGGGGAGTGCGAAGAATGAAACTGGAAGCCTCCCTCAAACACTTTAGCCCTCAGGGCATGCATATCACCGACGACGCGAAAAGCACATCCCCGAATCGCCTGAATGGCACAGACATTATGACCGGGATCGGGGTGACCAGCAGCCGGGCACGGTTCGGGCTGGCGGCATTCTTTGGTAAGGCTGGCATCAGTAAGACCGATGAGCAACTGGCGGTTCAGGCGCTGGCGCGGTATGCAATTGAGACAGCACCAAAAAACGTTCGGAAGGCTGCGGGTAAAGCGCTGGGGCGCTGCTGCCTGATTCTGGCGCAATTTGCCTTTGCAGAATATTCCCGCTCAGCTGAAACCACCGGGACCTGCAAGGCATGTGAGGGAGCTGGTGTAACAAAATCAGTTGAGGCCGTTGTTAAGCATCCTGGGATACACAAAAGCGACGGAGAGGAAATTGTCGCCCCGATTATCAGGCAGGAGTGGGTAGTACGGCAGTGTGTTGCATGCGGCGGAAAAGGTGCCATTAACGCCCGCTGCCGCTGTGGTGGTTCCGGTCAGGTGCTGGATCGGAAAGCGACCAAAGAGCGCGGGGCACCAGTTTACAAGGCGTGTGAGCGTTGTTCGGGGAATGGATTCTCAACGGTGCCATCAACCGCCGCATACAAAGCGATTCTGATCCTCATTCCTGATCTGCACGTCAGAACATGGACCCGTAACTGGAAGCCCTTCTGCGATGCGCTGGTGGACATCTGCCGGCAGGGGGAAGAGCAGGCCGACAAAGAGTTTCAGCGAGCCACGGCATATTAAAAAGATACCGGCATTATTTTGCATTTTAGAAACAAAAAACTTGATTTTGTCCGAAGTTGTCGTGTAATCTTCAAATCGTGGGATATAACGCCCGTACGAAATCAATCAATGAAACCCTGCCACCCGGCGGGGTTTTTTGCGTTGTGCTTGCTGCGAAAATTTCTTAGGTATTGTAAGTTATCCCTGACTTATCCAGTTAATAATGAAAAGAGGGATGCTATGAATGCTTTTCCTGGTTTTGGTGGCGGGTTTCGCAAGAACGAACCGACGACTCCAAGCATTATGAGTAATAATGTTTCAGTAATTACAAAGAAAATTAATCCGAAGGGCGAAATCAAGGCAACATATTTTACATACACCAAACCCGCCACCTTCTCACCTTATGAACAAGAATGTTACTATAATGTAGCTAGAATGATTAGGGATCATGGTGGAGAGGCCATTTATGGCTGGGTGCTGTGGGAAAGCGATATTATGATAGAAGGGGAGGCTCACTGCCTTTACAAGGATCTGTCTGGTAATGTCTTTGATATAACCCCGCGGGTTTCTGGTGAAGAGAAAATACTATTCATAGAGGATTCTCGCCTAAATATCTCGCTGAAGCATATTAAAGAAACCCGTTTTTCTATGATTCAGCACACGAACCCACAGCTAATATTTAGTATGAATTTATTTGTTGAATCGAAAGCGGTTCCATTGGTGTTTGACCAAAATGAAATAAGGGTTATAAAACTAATCGATTACAAAGATAGTTTTTTATTTCAATAAATTGTAATCAATATCACAAAAGGCTGCGCATTTTCGCGGCCTTTTTCATTTGTGCCGCCAGAGCGTCATTCACTCTGTGCTTTGTCGTTAATCCATCTGGCGGCCATTCATACAGGCCCACTGTCTGACGGGCTCATAACCCAACCCGGGCAGGTTAAAGAGCGTGGGACTCCTAACCCCACAATCGCTAACGGGGTCGCTCATTCCTTTCCCCTCTTCAGAGAGGAACTCACAGCAATAAAGAGGGGCTTATGTCCGCAGAACCGATCTCGGGTACCGCAGTTGCGTCGGCGGGACTCGCTGGCGCCAGTGTATTTGGTCTGGCAACAGGCATTGATTACGGCGTCGTTTTTGGTGCTTTTGCTGGTTCCGTTTTCTACGTAGCGACCGCCGCGAACGTAACCCGGTTGCGGCTGGTGGCCTATTTCGTGACGTCGTTTATTGTCGGGGTGATAGGCGCCGGCCTTCTTGGGTCATACCTGGCGTCATGGACACACTATAGCGATCGCCCCCTTGACGCCCTCGGCGCCGTTATAGTTTCAGCGATAACCATCAAGGTCCTCACCTTCCTGAATAATCAGGAAATGAGCGGACTGATTGGCATGCTTTCCCGCATGCGGGGAGGAGGTTCAAGTGGTAAATGATCCTTCAGCGCTGGCGAATGCAGTCATTTGCGCCGTCATTGTGCTGGCATTGATGTTCTACCAACGAGGTAGTGCGAGACACCGTCCGGGCATATCCGTTCTGGCTTATCTCATGGTGCTGGTTTATGCCAGCATCCCTTTCCGTTTCCTGTTTGGCCTGTACGAGTCATCCCACTGGCTGGTGGTGCTGGCTAACATTCTTATCTGCGGCGCGGTTCTCTGGTTCAGGGGGAATATAGCGCGTCTGGTTGATGCACTGAGGCACTAATGAATCAATCACAATTTCAAAAGGCGGCTGGCATCAGCGCCGGGTTAGCTGCGCGCTGGTTTCCGCATATTACAGCCGCGATGAAAGAGTTTGGAATCACTGCTCCACTCGATCAGGCAATGTTCATTGCCCAGATGGGACATGAGTCCGGAGGCTTTACCCGGCTGGTGGAAAATCTGAACTATGCAGCAGATAGCCTTGTGCCTACGTTCGGTAAACACCGTATCACCGCCCAGCAGGCCGCCGCACTCGGCAGAACGGCAACGCAGCCAGCTAATCAGCGAGCAATCGCGAATCTGGTGTATGGGGGCGAGTGGGGCAAAAAGAATCTCGGTAATCAGGTTGCCGGTGATGGCTGGAAATATCGTGGTCGCGGTCTGAAACAAGTCACGGGCCTGAGCAACTATCGCAGCTGCGGATTGGCGCTGAAGCTTGAACTTGTCACCCAGCCTGAGCTGCTGGAGCGAGATGATTACGCAGCGCGTTCAGCCGCATGGTTTTATGTTTCCCACGGTTGCCTGCTTCATTCCGGCGACGTGGAGCGTGTAACGCTGCTTATTAACGGTGGTCGAAACGGTCTGGATAAACGCCGAGCGCTGTTTAACCTGGCTAAATCTGTACTGGTATGAGGTCACTATGGGCATTGAAATGATTATTGGTCTGGCAACTGCTTTACTGGCGGTTATCGCTGGCGCGTTCGGTATTGGCCACGCTCGTGGGACCAGTAAGGCAGAAGCCAAAGCCGATCAGCAGCGTACCGAAGAGGAGGCCGCCGCCACCGTCGCAGCGGCAGAACGTAAGGCGGAAGTTGTGAAAGGGGCCAGTGATGTACAGGAAGACGTTAAGCGTATGGGCGATGACGATGTTGATCGCGAGCTGCGCGAGCACTTCACCCGCCCCGGTAGTCGTTGATACGGCCTGCGACTGGGTGAGGGTCATCTACCTGACCGAA